GCTGACTTCCTGGACTACAACCCGCCGGCACCGGCGGACACGAAAGAGATCGCCGACCTTCCAAACCTCAACACCGGCGACTTCATGGGCGACGACAACCTTACAGTGTTCATCCGCCACGGCCTCGACGTTGCTCGCCTCGTCGACGACCTGCGCTCAATCGGGTTCTCAGCCAAAGCCACCTTCCTCCCTGCAACCCATCTCTACCAAATTGAATACTGCAGCGCCCTCTTTTGGCCCGTCGACAACAACAACCTAGTCCTTGCCCCAAAACCCGGGCGCGTGCTTTCGCGCATTGGCTGGCTCGTCAAACCACCACAGGGACAAAGCGTCCTCGGCATCATGCGCGGTGTCGCGATCGGCATTAAACCAGCTGTCAATCACATTCCCATTGTGTGTGAACTGGTCGATCGCATGTTTGAGCTCACAGAGGGCAAGCAGCCGGTCCATCTCAAAGACCACAGGTTGGCCTTCACTCCTGAGCGCGCTCACGACGCCTGCGACGCCACCATGGCGTTTTTCCTCCGCCGCTACGGATACACGGCCGCTGAACTGGACCCGGCCGTCGACGAAATCAAAGCTGCCGAAACTCAAACTCTCCTCCACCTCCCACAACTCAACCGCGTCATCAAGCTTGACGTGGGCTCATTCGCTGCCAAGTTTGCCGAGTACATTCACAGCATCGAAGAGGACATACGCATCAACAATCTGCGCAACCTGATGAAACAGATGGAGCCGGCGAAGGGCGTCACTGACCTGCCCTCCCGGCCGCTGTATATCCGCGACGTCCTTTTGTCGCCCCTTATCGAGGAGATAGTCAAACACAAGATCCACTGGAAGTGGACCGGCGCCTTCATTGCACTCGAGTGGGCCGCTGGCGGCTTCAAGACCTACTACTACAAGACCGCCGTCATGCACGCAATCGCTAGGGCGTGCCCGCTCGGCGTCGGCATTTTCGTTCACACCGCATTCAACTGGTACGCGTACCTTAACTTCATCTATCTGAACTGGAGCAAAACGCGCGAGCAAGCCATCCAGTCTGAGCTGGCCTCCAAGGTCGTCGCCCAGGCCTCTGGCAGCATTGCCTCCCTCGCGCGCCGCTACGCCTCACGGCAGCGTACCGCGCTCGACCCTAACATCATCTACTCCCCCGAGTTCCTTGACACCTTCGCCCTGTCCGGCGTCGCGATCCACAACGGATACTCTTGGGACACTATGTGCTCGACCCTGAAGCATCAGCTCAGCACAATGGGCGACCAAACAGGGCATTCGGCCACCCTCGCCCACATGGTAGCCGCGGTCACACAATTTTCATGCACTCCCGTCGAACCGGGCAATCTCTT